AATAAGTTCGGCAGGCGGCACACTTACCGTCTCCGCGTCGAACTACGAAAACAAGATCATATCGGCAAACAAGCCGATTACGCTGCAAAATGCCAACAACGAAACGGTAGGTGTTCCGACCTCTTGGGCAGGTACATCCTTCGGTATACGAAATACTCGTACTGGCGTAAATCTACAGATGAGAGCCTTGTACGGCACAGCATCTGTGGAAATATTCAAGGACGGTGTATCGACCACAACCCTGAGTGTTGGCAGCACCTCAACCACAACGCAGTTCTACGCTGATGATACCAGTGACCCGGAATATACGGTCTTTTCCGATATTCCGATTATGCTGTTTAAGAGTGGCGATACTAATCTTACTACAGATGCCAGATCTGTTTTTCCTGCAACCACTGATTTTATCTACGGCATTGCGTCAGGTAGTGCGTCAGTGGTTCGGGTGGATGGTTATGGGGAAACTGCCGTAACTATTGAAAGATACGCCAGTGACGGCAGTTCAAATACGACTGGCACACTTAGCACCACCGGAAATTATTTTGCTGGTGGTACAGATTTTACCGGGCCTTCTAACAGGTTTAAATCTCCTAAAGCTGCTATCGCATTTAGTATCGCGGACTCCGATGGCGGTGAAAAAACCAGTTTCGTACCCGAAGGCTGTTTTGCTCACGAGTTTCGCCTTATTGAAGCAGCAGAATTTGTATGCTTTATAGGTGCGCCGGGTACGAATGGCCGCAACATCGAGGTCTACAACAGTAGCGGCACACTCATAGATACAATACAGCTTGCGACAAGCAACACGGGATCAGACTTCCCGACCAAGTTCCAGCTTATTTCAAGCACGACTACGGACAGCAACCTAACAGGCAACGCTAAAAGTTACGCGCTTACCGCTGGGATGCGGTTTGTGTCAGAGGTTCCCGTTGGAGCTATCGTAGAAGACGATGATGCGAACAATGAGAACAACCTTCTTGGTCTTCGTAATTTCCCCGGACGCACAACAGGTACAGCAGCTATTGCGGCTACAGGAGCCGCTGCAACAGGAACGCTTGGCTCTGTAACAGTTATCGCTACGGGCGGCGTAACCGTGTCCGCTACAGGTGTGGCGGGAACTGGCGCGATAGGCGATGCGCTGGCTGCTGGCGGTGCAAAAGTTGTCGAAGAAGGTCTTAGCGCCGACGTTAACTTTGGTGAAGAACAGGTTAGTGGCGGTGCGAATGTCGCTGCTACAGGCGTAAGCAGCACAGGTGCTGTTGGAAGCGTAACGTCTACCGGCACCTCCGCCACCGCTGCAACTGGTGTATCTGCTACAGGTGCTGTTGGTAACGAGACTGTTGTTACCGATGTGTCGATTGCCGTCACGGGTGCGGTGCTTGCTGCACAACTAGGTAACGAGACTGTTTCCGCAGGGGCCGCAGTAGATGTCACAGGCGTCCCTGCGACAGGCGCTGTTGGTGACGTAACGCTCACCGGCACCTCCTTCACCGCTGCAACTGGTGTGTCTGGAACTAGCGCGCTTGGTGACGAAACTGCTTTTGCTGATGTGTCGATTGCGGTTACAGGTTTGGCTCTTGCTGCGGAGCTTGATAGCGTAGCAACCTTCGCTGATGCAAACATAACCTCTACAAGTGTGTCCGCAACCGGTGCAGTCGGCGCACCAACGCTAACCGGTACAGCCCTCTTCTCGGTACAGGGCGTCGATGCGAACACAGGCGTTGGTGAAGAAAGCGTTTCCATAAGTGTCCGTGTGTTTGAAGACGATGTCTCTGCCACGGGAGCCGTGGGAACTGTAACCACCACAGGAACGTCTGTCGTTGCGGTTACTGGTGTTGAAGGAACAGGAAACCTCGGCACCCCAGAGTTCCACCTCGTAATAGGCAGCGTTTCTGCAACAGGTGTAATAGGTAATGAAACGGTCATAACCGATGCTGTCCTTGCCGTTACTGGTGTTTCTGCCACTGCATCTGCTGGTGACGAAACGGTCATAACCGATGTTGTCTTCGCAGTAACCGCAGTCACTGCTACGGCTGAACTTGGCACGGCGCTTGGAATACCGGGGGTCACTGCCGAAGCGACGGGCCAGAGTGTTTCGACCGCCCTTGGCACTGTAATTGTAGATGATATAATGCAGGGGCTGACAGGATTGTCAGCGACCGGTTCTACTGGTATTGTCTTCGTGTGGGGCCGTGTGACTCCTGATCAGGATGCCGCCTGGCAAGAGGTAGACCCAACAAAGCTGGCAACTTGGAACGATGTAACCTCCGACTCGTCTCCAAGCTGGCAAGAACAAACGCCGAGTCAGGGCGCAAATTGGAGTGCAACAACGCCAGGTCAGGTAGCAAGCTGGAAAGAAGTGGCATAGATGGCTAGTAGTTATACGTCACGCACAGGTATCGAAAAACCCGCGACGGGGGAGCAGTCGGGTACTTGGGGCGACACCACAAACACAAATTTTGACATCATCGATACGGCCCTCAATGGAATCGTAACACTTAGTCTTAGTGGTACATCGTCCACTTTGACCACATCCGAAGGCACAGTGACAGACGGCATGAATCGCATGATTCTGTGCGGCGGCTCTCCTTCTGGTACGCACACAATTACCATTTCTCCCAACGACGCGGAGAAAATTTACTTTATAACGAACAATTCTGGTAAATCTGTTATATTCAGCCAAGGAACGGGTAGCAATGTAACGGTTTCCAACGGAGAATCCCGCATCATTCATTGTGATGGTGGGGGTCTTGCCGCAGCAGTAACGGATTACACCGCTACGATGGCGGGTAATACAACAGAAGCAACGGCTCTTGCTATTGCGTTAGGATAAAAGATGGCAAACACATTCAAAGTCAAGACGAATGCGGCGATGCCAACATCAGCAGGTACGCCGCTTACGCTTTATACAGTTCCCGGCTCGACTACTTCCGTCGTCTTGGGTCTCATGCTGTGTAACATACATACCAGTCAGGTAACCGCTGACGTACAGCTTGTATCCGATACCTCGGATACGGAAACAAACGAAACGGTTCTACTGGTCAAGGACATTCCGATCCCGGCTGGATCTTCCGTCGAACTGCTTGCTGGCAACAAAGTTGTGTTGCAGACTACAGATGTTCTCAAGATCGACTGTAGTGTCGCCGCTAAGATCGACGCGACCTTGAGTATTATGGAGATCACCTGATGCCGTTTATTGGTAACCCCATAGCGTCACAGTTTCAGGCGCGCACTGCCACGCAAGAGTTTAACGGTGATGGCTCGACTACGACCTTCACTCTAAACCAAGCGGTAACGCAGGAAGATATTATTGTATCTGTGGACGGGGTTGTCCAAGAAAGTGTGGATGCGTTTACCGTGCCAGATGGCACGACTCTGACGTTTACCGCAGCGCCGTCTAGTGGCACTGGCAATATCTTCGTGATCTACATGGGCGTTGCAGCGTCGTCTGTAACGCCGCCGGATCAGAACAAAGGTAACTTTAAGGGTGGTGGCCTGTTCCGTACTAACGCACAGAACCTGACTGCCGACACAACCATTCTTGCAACTGAGAACGCAAACGTGACCGGGCCGTTCACTGTAAACAGTGGCGTGACCCTGACCGTTGAAAGCGGCGGGACATTGGTGACGCTATGAGTACACTAAAGGCAGATACCATCCAAAGCACCAGCGGCGGTGCGGCTACGCTGACGAAGCAAACGGCTGTTAAAGCGTATATGGACTTAAAAGGAACTGGCACAATATCTGTAAGAGGTTCTTTGAATACATCAACCGCCACAGACAATGGTACTGGAGACTTCACACAAAACTTTACCAACTCATTTGCAAACAACGACCATTCGTCGTGGATGAATTGTGCAAACGAAATCAGTTCTGCACACAACGTATCCATAGGTCACTATGAAATAACAGGTGGCGGTCTTGTTACAGGTTCCTTGCGTGGGTTTATACAGCGTAGTTCTGGGTTGGATGTCGATAACGCGGATGTAAACTATGGCACGGTGGGAGACCTCGCATGAGTACCATCCTAGTAAACACGCTGACTGGTACTAGCACTGCTGGCTCTATTGCAGTCACGGGTGAAGGCAACTCCACGACCACAAACTTGCAGCAGGGGTTGTGTAAGGCGTGGGTAAGATTTGATGCCACAGACTCTAACAGCGTAAACGACAGCTTTAATGTTCAAACGATTAGAGATAATGGAACAGGGCAACATGGGATTACATTAACAAGCGCAATGGATAACACAAATTGGTCTGTTCAATGTACCGGCACAGGTTCTGGCACCTCTGGCGGCACAACACAGTTAGACTCTGGTTCTTGGGGAGGCAGTGGAACTAGCCCTTATAGAACTACAACACAAGCTAACATGAGAGGTATTGATAACCACACTTCTAACGAAGTAGACCATGATGACCACAATGTAGCTTGTTTTGGAGATCTTGCATAATGGCATTCGGCACACTCAAAGCAGATACCCTGACGCACTCGACTGCGGGTTCGCTGGCTACTAATTTTGTTGTCGAGGGTAGTGCGAAGTTTCACTGTTCATATGAGTCCGGCGGCTCAACGGGAGGTGCGGGTGCATTACAATCTGGAGATTTGAATGTTGCTTCAGTGACGGACAACGGCACTGGTAACTTTTCACCCCAGTTTACCAACAACTTTTCTAGCGCAACGTATACTGTTATAGGCAATTTTGAAATTGGACAAGACAGCGGTGCCATGAGAAATGCTATGACCCGTTCAAGGGCAACTTCAAACACTAAGTTTTTAAACTATGATCAAAACGGCAATCTGACTGAAAGCGTTATGAATCATAACATGTTAGCTGGATTCGGAGACCTCGCATGACAGTGACCCCAGAGTTCAAAGGCACACATCTATGGGACAGGCTCTGCTGGGCCAAGGAGAACCTTGATGGTGTGCAGTCAGACTATCGGGTTGTGTACGAGGACAGCGTGGACGAGTGCGCCAAGATACTGGTGCCAGATCCCAACTGGATGGCGTGTGCGTTGCAGGGTGGGATATTGCCGCCGGTTTGGGTATACTGGGAACTAGCGAAGGACGAGGCGCAGCCCGACTTCAAAAAACACACACGCGGCTACTTGCTGCATGACACAGAACCGATGGGGCCGATGACCGAAGAAGAGGCCATCGAATACCTCATCCAGAAGGACGTACCACAGTCTGTATGGCAGTCGTGGGACGAGGGCAACCGCCCGAAGATGGTGATCTG